ACGAGTAAATCCAATCTATTTGATCCAAAATCCCACTCCTTGTATTTGGTCATATCCCCCAAGTTTGGGGTATTTGGGTAATGATGAGCAAGCACTTCGCTAGGAAATTTTTCTATTTCAGAAAAACCTAGGGGCTTCCACCCTAGGTCGTGCCATGCAACGGTAGCGGCTTCTATACCGCTACATACGCTTAAATAGTTCATTTATAGTCGGATTCAAAAGATTTGAAAATATCTACCATTCTTAAAATATCTTCAAATGACATTGATTTTCCAGTAGCCTCTTTAACAATGTCACGAATATCTTCTACTTGGGATGTAGTTACTTCGTAACGGTCAGGAGTAGTCCAAACATACTCTGCATAACCTTCTTTATTTGTAGATAAACGCATGATTTTTTCCTTTTGTTTTCACGGTAAAGCACCGTATTGATAATTTACTAAAGTTTTCTTTACTTGTAAACAATTTTTGCATCTTTTTTGATGTATTAGGGTTTTCCTTACTAATTTCTTAGTAAGTGTTGTATTTATGCTTATTCCCGTTTGGTGGACGAACCTCGCCCACCTGGTTCGCCTTCAACTGTTTTCCCTATATGGAGCCACAGAACCCGACAGTCGTTCAAGGAGTAGGCACTATCTTCGCCACCTACTTTGCGCTATTGCATCCTTTGATCCCCCAGTAACGCTTCTATCCTGACCGCTGGTGGTGGTGAATCCCCAATCAGAACGATTGGAAAACGAATAAGCAATAAAAAAGGGCTTTAGGGGCAATTCTGTTATCGAACGGCTTTGGAAATGCCTCTTTACTCCATTTCCAAAACCAACAGAACTACCTCTAAAACCCTATTCATCGAGTGTTCGATTCCTCAATGTTTAGAACTATACCATAAAACTAAACCGTACTTAACTCCGGCCAAATAATTTGCCAAGTATTAGGAAAAAGGTCTTTCCTAGACACTAAACCATGTGATTCTTTTTCAATCGTTGCGGCTATCAGCATCAACGGTGCGGCTGGAATTGCGTTGTTGTTGCGCCATTGACACACCGCTTGAACCGTTACGCCACATAGCTTTGCTACTTTTGCTGGCTTTCCTAATAGATCAATTAGTTGTGCATCTGTCATTATTTTTCCTTATTTTGCTAAATATTACTTTACAACAACTAAATTTTACTTTACATTTGGAAGTACGGCAATGTTGCCGTGATAAACAAGGAGCAGAACATGGTTGATGAATTAAGCCAGTTGATGTTGGAACATGAAGAATTTCTTGAAAAGGCGTTGGATGACATGGAATTTAGTAATGATTATTTAACCCAGGAACAAGTTGACTGCATCCGTCAAGCTTGTGGAAAACCACGTAATAGTCACGTTAACCCATTGTTACGTGACGTGATTAATGATTTTGGAAATATTTTTGGAAAGTGAAAAAAATGATAATTGCAAAACAAAGTAGTAACGGTCAATCTGACTTTAAGTTGCCACCAGCCGGTAATTTTATGGCACGTCTATATCGCATCATTGATATTGGCACCCAAACCACCGAATGGATGGGCAAAAAGAAAATGCAACGCAAAATCATTGCGATGTTTGAATTGCATGGTGAAGATAACGATGGCCAGCCATTGCAAACCGCAGAGGGCAAACCACTTATCGTGTCTAAACGCTACACATTATCCCTGGATGAAAAAGCAACACTACGCAAAGATTTAGAAGCTTGGCGTGGCAAAGCTTTTACCCAGGCAGAACTTGATGGCTTTAATTTAGAAGTGTTACTAGGCAAATTTTGCATGGTCAATATTTCTCATTCAAGCTATGAAGGCAAAGAATACGCAAACGTTGCTGGCATCAGTCAAGTACCAGCGGCATTGAAAAAATTGGGTGAACCAGTTGGCGTAAACGAAACCATGATTTTTACCCTTGAACCATTTGATCAAGCTAAATTTGAAAAGCTATCAGAAGGTATGCAAGGCGTTATTAAAAAATCAGCCGAATACCGCAACACTTTTGAACCAAACTCACAAGCAGTCAGTCATTCGTCTAGTGAAGAATTAGACGATATTCCATTTTAGAAAGGTGAAATGTATGAAACCAGCTATTAAATGTATTTTGACTGAAACCTATACCCTGAAAACGCATCAGGAAGTTGGCTACGATGAAGAACAGGAAATAATTGGTTTCAGCATGGAAGATTTGTCACAGTTTACCAACGCCATTATTCGTGAATGTGCGGATAAAGTGTTGGATTCTGACAATAGAAATTTAATCCTTAATCAATTAGGAACCTAGATGAAATGTATTGAATGTAAATGGTATGCCGGCCAAGTTAATGATGCTTACGGTGTATGTAAGCGTTACCCAAAAATAGAAAACAAAAGCCAGCAAGATTGGTGTGGTGAATATTCAAGCAAAGTTGAATGTGAAGATACTTCTGATCCGTACAAACCATTAAGAATTAAGTTTGTAGAACCAACTGAATTTGAATATGACATTAATACAGATGCCGTTAAACCAAAACGTGGAAGAAAACCAAAGGCATGATAATTAAAGAACGTCAATCGGAATCGGGGCATTGGTATGATCGTGAAGGAAACCCAGCGTATAGTGTTATCGGCAAAAACGGGAACTTACGCCCAACAACGTTACGGGATGCTAGAACGAATAATCTTTGCCCAAGCGTTACAACAATCATTGGAGTTGCGGCAAAGCCAGGCCTTGATACATGGAAACAACAACAAGTCCTTTTAAGTGCTTTAACACTTCCACGTGAAACTGGCGAACCGGAACAATCATGGTTAGAACGTGTCATGATGGATTCCAAGCAAACTGGCCGTGTAGCCGCTGACCGTGGTACGGCTATTCATGCAACAATCCAGGCGTTTTTTGAAGGTGATTTAATACCTGAAGCCCTTCCAATGTGCCGGCCTGTTGAAGAAGCTATTAAAACGCATTTTGGGGAACTTTTGCTATTGCCTGAACTATCCTTTGCCCATCCCCTGGGATTTGGCGGTAAAGCCGATTTAATCGCCAAATCAAGGCATGATTGGGATGGCGTATGTATTGATATAAAAACCAAGGAAACAGAAGATATTTCTAAAGCAGAAATTTATCCGGAGCATGGGATGCAATTAGCGGCGTACCGTCAGGGTTTTAATATGCCTAAAGCCCGTTGTGCCAACGTTTTTGTGGGTTACAAGATGGTAAATGGCGTTACCCAGTTTACTGGCGTTAAAGTTGTTGAACATGAACCGGATGATTTAGAACGTTATTGGCTTATGTTTACCAAGTTGTTAGAGTTTTGGCAGTTGAAAAATAACCACAAATAGCTTTACAACTAAAGTTTTCTTTAGTAAATTAACAAATACCGCAATGTTGCGGTGATAAATAAAGGAATTAATCATGGATCGTGAAGCAAAACAAGAACAAGCCTATTGGGCCGCACAAGCTAGATTTGAAAACCGCCAACGTATGATTGATAAAGGTTGGGGCGATAGGGAAGATTACAACAATCTTCTTAAACGTGAAGCTAAAGCATTAAAAATCAAACAATACAAAAAAATAGCTAGTGATGTATTGGTAGCCGTTATGTTTATTGGGTTTGTATTTGGTTTATTAATGTTAGGTGGATGTTCTACGCCTGGTACGGTTTATAACCAAGCACCTACCCAGCAATTAGTAATTGATAAACAAGTTGCAAGTCTTACTAGAAATGAAGTAATTAGCGGCGTTACAGAATGTGAAGGTGCTGGTTTACGGGCGCACGTTGTTACCCCCAAAAGTTCAATGAATGGCTATACCGCTGATATTCCAGTAGAAGTTACTTGTATGCCTAAATATAAATATTAAGGATACTTATGAACGAACATATTTGGACGGCCGCTGGTACTGATATAACCCTTAGATGGCGCATTAATGGGTGGGTACCGCCTTCAGAACTGCAAGAATACCGTGATAAATGGAAATACTATCAAAATTTGCCGTTGCGTAATTTAGATGACACGGCCAAAGAAGCGTATGAACACGTATTGCGTAAAGCTAAAGTAACGAGGATTAAATGAAAAAGAAAACTGACGAACGGGTTTGGATTGAAAAGGATAAAAACATTTGTGATGATTGTTTTATCCAGCAGTTTCCCGATTTTTCCTATGAAGGATCAACTGCGCTAACAATATGGCGCATGGCCTGGACATTGGCCAGGGAAACCGCAGAAAACGAAAAAAAACTAATTCAACTTATTTAGATGGGTGAGCCTTGTTCATAGGCTCGCTTTCATGCTTTTTAAGTTCACGTTTAACTTCGTATATGCCGTTACGTAATTGAATCATTTGCTTATCTTCACGCTTTTGCATAGCTTTTGATTCAACTTCTTCGTTTTTTTCTTTACGCATTTTATGCCCCTTAAAATTGGTTTTGTTTACTGCAATTTTCTGATCCACGTATTGCTTTTAAATTAGCTGGAACATGAAAACCTGAAACTATTTTGCCTTGCAATGGAATTACATGATCAACGTGCCAAGGTTCGCCAGTTAACTTTGTAAGTATTGAAGCAAGTTTATATTCATTTGCAATGCGTTCAAAGTCAATATCAGTCAACCACATTGGTGTTCTTAACTTTTTTGCGGATTTTCTTTTGGCTTTATTGGCATTTGCAATTGCTGGGTTTAGCTTTTTGTATTTAGCAACGTATTGTTTAATTTCTTCTTTTTTGTTTTGATAACGATTTTTTCCATCAATTTTAACTTTTTCTGCATTTTCTAAAACCCATGCTTTTTTGTATGCAATAAGTCTTTCCCGATTTTTCAATCGGTATTGACGTTGATATTCTTTTGCATCAATCATTATGAAAGAACTGCTAAAGATTCTTTTATTTTTGTTCTACGATCATCTAATCCAAGTAATCCACCGTTAATTCTTTTGGTCATTGTTTCAATATCCATTGAATCAGCTAAAAAATTTAATCCACGCTTTCCCCAAAACCAGCCAGCAGATAAAGCCGCATATTTTGGTTGTTCTAATAGTTCCGGATTGGCAATTAAATCAACGCCAAGGGCTTCGCCACAATGTTGGTATGCTTCCTTACCGGTGCATTGTATAAGCCCTCTACCAATGTATTTAGCGGCTTCTTCAGGCGTTGTGTTACCCATTCGGCCCATGTAAACTTTGCCAGCTATTTTTTCAGGTTGGCGTTCATATTGGCTGGCAGTTTGAATATCAGGAAAGCGGCTTGGCCAGGTGTTCATTAAAGCCCTGGCTGAATAATTCAAGTTTTCTTTAGTAGCTTTAAAATTCATGCTTTCATGCCGTGTTTGACCAAGAAAACAAGCTTGGCGTTTAGGCGTAGAAATATCGTATTTAGCAAAGGTTTCGTTTAATGGCTCTAACCATTCTTCGCTAATACCAAGGGATTTTAATTGATCGTTAGTCACTTTCGGTGCCAATCTTAATTCCAGTAATTAATCCAATAAAACCACCAACAATAGTTTGAAATGCTGGGGTTATAGCTTCAAAAATTTTGGTGTTATCTATGGTTGGATTAAAAAGCCCAACAAGTAACACGCCTACCATAGACAAAAGAATAATTGCTAATGTAAAACTAGCCATTAAAGTAACATATGCACTTAACTTTTCTTTTTGCATTATTTAATTGCATCGTATTGGTTATAACAAGCTTGTAAAGCAATTCTTATTGTGTCTGCCCTGGAAGCTTCCCGGATAAGAAATTCTGCATCCTCTGCATAAAGGCCGGTTCCGTTGCAACTTTGTCCATTGCTGGCTTCTGCGGTACGGCTGGGACGTTTACGCAACTGACTAATGGCATCAACAAGCTGATCATTAATAGCTTTAATTTGAGCATCTTTTTCTGTCCTTATTTTGTATGTATCGGCTTGATATTGGTGTTCTTTGGTTCTTACAACTTTTTCTTGGGCGGTTTGCTCATGTTGGCAACCAGTAACAAACCCAGCGCAAAATAAAACAATGGCGGTGATAGCATAAATAGCATAAGTATTTAACCCAAACATTATCTAAATCCGCTTATTCTTGGCGAAAAAACAAAGGTTGATTGCCACGCAATAGGTTTAGGATTAACGTTAACATCCACAAGCCCCATAATATTCCAGCCAAAATTACAATAAATACAACGGCTGGTATTGAAAATACGATTAACAGAACGGAATTGAAACAATCCATTAGCGTAAACCAAGCACCACCCTTCTTTAGCCGCATCATTGTCCTTAATTGTTGGATCACCATATACGCTGGTTGTATAAGGTGAATTGATATATCGTAACGCAAAGCTATACGCTGGGTTGCGCCAAAGCCATTTAACTTTTGACCAATAGCTTATACCGTTTATTTGCTGAAAAGTAGCATCACCATCTAGGCTATTGTCAGGGGTCATGAACCAATTAAGCCATTTCGGCAATCTTGGGCCAACTCCAAACTTTGAACCGTTGTCTAGCCAACCCAATTGTTCTGTGGCAAATAATGGCATTACAGGGGCTAAAATAATTGCTATTAGCGTAATTAATAAACTAATTGGCACTAGCACTAGATAAATTAAATAAATCATTTTACGGGGCCGGTAGTGACAAATCTAAGCAATGCTACCATTATACCAATGATGAAGTAACCAAACCCATAATATCTTGGGTCTATTAAATTTTGTAAGTAAACAAAGTTATCCATTAATGCGCCAAAAAATACTAACGCAAAAGAAAACCACATTGTTTTAGATTTCATCATTTCCAATGTGTTCTTACTAAATCAAGTCCATACATTGCCAAAGCAATTGCGGCTGAACTTACTAAACCAATAAAAGTTTTTTCAATAACGGCTTTTCTAAATGCGGCTCTTTTAGCTTCTGCTTCTATTGCTAAACGAACCCATTTAACTTCATCATCAGATAAAGGATGGTGTTCTACGGCTTCTGCTATTACTTCTTTAAGTAGTAATACAAGTTCTTCTTTATCTGATTGATTTAAAGCCATGATTACACCTTATGTTTTCATGATGTACGCTAATGCGTAGTAAGGTGGCAAATTGGCATTTGTACCGCTTACGCCAGTTGAAGCATTTATTGTTGTAATGCTTGCATATCCAGTACCAGTAGTTCCACTACCTCTGTTAGGTTGATCCCCTGATGGGCTTGCATATACTCCGTTGCCAGGGGATGTAACACCATAAGAATGTGAATGGCCAGCATCAGTAGAAGTTGCAGTATGAGTATGACTTACAACAACTGCATCCGCTGAACCGCCAGTAGCCCCTACTGCATAAGTAGAACCAGCACCAATAATAAAACGATCACGCAAATCAGGCGTTGAATTAGAACCATCACAAATAACATAACCTGATGGAATTGAACCAATACTACCTGACCACAAAAGAATTGCGCCAGTAGGCAATGTAGGAGCACTTGCTGGGGCATTTTGCAAAATTGGATATAAATTATCTAAAGTTTGCAAAGTTACTGCTGAAGAAGTTTTAATAATAAATTTGTAGCTATAACCAGTTTGCATCCAAATTTCACTTGGGGTGCGGCCATAAGCATCTAAAACAATAGGATTTGTATTAGCAATATTGCCGTTTACAGTAGTGTAAGTTGTCAATAAAGTGCTAGAACCGGCTTGGTAGGTGTAAATTAATCCACCAGCTAATGGTTGTCCATTATTGTCAAAAAATTGTTGGCCATTGCCAACTGGGGATAAAAGAACCGATGCCATTATGGATTTTCCTTGCCGTAATTAATAAATTCGTTAATTTTGTTTAGCTTTTCTTTGGCTACTTTTTTATTATATAAATGCTTACCAATTAATGCACCACCAGTTGCTACGG